GTTTTCAAACTCATATTTACTGACAATAACCATAGGCCAAATCTTGGAAAAGACTCTATTCATCCAATTATCCATAACCACAGGAACTGTGTTACACATAATACAGTCCCAAGTTCTGAAGGTGTCCAGTCCGTTGCCAGTAGGAGCTATGGCAAAACGATATGAGGCTAGAGTTTTAATATAGTCATCCATCTCCATTTTTTCACCCTTTAATATAGGCATATTTAACTCTACATCCTGGGTGTCATATCTTTTAGGAAAATTACAGTCAATAAATTGTTGCCCCCAACACCATTCGGCTACTCTGATTCTATATGGAGAGGTTATGGTGAAGTTTGCATAGCATATATTTTCTTTAGGGATAGACCTAACTTCCTGCGGGTCTGTAAATAGCCAGTCTGGTGAATAACAGCCCCGTGGAACTGGATATATTTTGTTATGCAGGAATGTTTGTTGGTTAGTCATATACCATCGACTGACCCGCTCCAAAACAGAGCCTATTTCTAAGTTCAAATGAACACCGCCGTGTGTTGCATCTTCAATCGTATAGGAATACATTGAATTGGGCATTATGGGATGCTTCACTTCTTTTATTCCCCAGTCGCCCGCATGTGTAACCAGGGTATCGTTGTCTAATTCAAAACCAAGTTCTGAATTCATGACATCAATTGTTTTATGATGTGTTCCTGACTTCAAATCGTCATGGTTAATTCTTTTACAACATTTATATAGATTGTAAAAAACACTCTTACCAAATCTACCCTTCTTTTTTTCAATATTAAAGTTCTCTATCATGCGAGCCCCTCTTTTATCATAACCTCTAATTTATCGACTAAGACCGTATTTGACTTTAGAAAATCATATAATTTATTTTGACCTTGAAACTTCGCAGCTTTAACTGAAAAAAGTTCGTCTTCATTTTCAACATCAATGTCTGGGAAAATTTCTTTTGCTAAGTCTTTATAAAGTTGTAAAAATGTACATGTAAACCATGCCCCAGATTTATCAATTAAACCCAGATCTAAAGATAGAGTGAGAATCTCTTGGGTTTTGTCAATACCATGTCCATAGCGAATATAACTTTGAACTTGACCTCCGGGCGGTCCCATTGAGGAGCAGATAATTTTCCAGTTAACAAGTTGACCAATTCTTTTTCCGTCATCATCATCCCAGAATTTTATTGCTGGTGCTTTTTCTCCACCTCCAGCAATTTCCATTCTTGTATCTGCTTGATACTGTATTTTATTGCCACCATCAGCCATTTTAGCTTTGCCAAATCCAGATGTGTTAGCGATATAATGTGTAATCGCTATTACTAGTCCGCGTTGTCTTGGTAACAATTGGCCCACCTTTTTGGTGAAAATACTAAGAATTTTAGGCAAGCCAGCACGACCAGGACTGAAGTCATTATCTAGTTCCTTTTCTGGTATAAGAGAGGAGATTGAGTCGATAATAACAACAGCACCATGATTGTCTGGATGGCTCATCATTAGGTATGCCCACTCTAGAAATTTTTCAGCGGGAATAGGTTTATCTTCGGGTGCCATGATCAGCATCTTTTCGGGATCAAGGCCATCTACTTGAAAATTCATATCTTTGAATCTTCCCTCGGCGTCAATGTAGATTACATTTCTGCCCATCTTTTGACAGTTGGCAGCAATTTGCATAGCTGTAGTGGTTTTACCAGATTTAGGGTCTCCTGTTAGTGTGACCCAACTCCCCTCTTTGATTCCACCTCCAAGTGCAATGTCAATAGCGGGGCCAACGGATATTACTTCATAATTACTTTTTTCTTGTAATACTTCGGCTCCCGTTTTAATAATTTGACCATAGTTTTTTGCGGACTTCTTTAGATAATCTGGTAATTTGCTAACCACTGCCATCTGCCTTCCTTAATTTGGATAATAAACTCTTTTTATTCGGTGATGATTTACGGGGTTTGTATTCGCCTTCTAATTTTTCTACAACCTTTTTAGGTTTAGCCAATTCGGCATCAACAATCTTTTTAGATTTCTCTACGCCATTTTTGACAAAATCCAAAGGTAATACAAATTTTTTACTTTTATGTAGAAAGCCCAAAGAATAAACATTGTTTCCTGGGCCGTTTAAATAGTGGAGAATGGCCTTTTCTCCATATTTCTTTATTAATTTATGGGCAACTCTAACCTGCACTTGGTATGATTCGCCTTTATTCCAAAATTTATAAGCTAGACTTCCTTTGTTTTCTTTTTCTGCACGTCTTATACAAACTAATTCTGCAATATATTGTGCAGCGTTACACGGTTGCCCCGTGGAGATGCTTTTGTACTTCTGGATGTTTGATTTTTTTTGACTCATCTTTAAAAATCATCTGTTCAATTGACTTTTTCGCTAACAATCGAGTTTCTTTGTTGGGTTCCAAATTTGTTTCGGGCCATACAAATTTTCTCACTTCTACATAATCACACTCATCTCTTAATAAAGACACGGACAAAAATTGAAAACTCTCACCTTTACCGTCTCCCATTCTTTGTTCTTTTCCAATACCTCTCATTATTGAAAATCCATCAAGCCCATTTGGATCTTCAAAGAATACATACTCAGGCATACCAAACATGTAGAGAGATATTTTTGTAGGTACTATTTTGTTTTTTTCACAATGAGACTTAAATCTTTTCCAACACTTATCATGTTCCGGTCTTTCATAATCACCCCATACCACAGTTCCGTCTTGCATATGTGCCTTCCATGTCATTACAATATCGACATGTGTCATTTTACGCATATATGCATCGAAAGAGGTACAAACACTACTTTTCATTTTTAGGTTTTCCAGATCTAATATTATGGATGTATTTTGTGTATCTAGGCGGCGTTCCGTTTGCGGCTTCTTTTCTTCTAGTTTTACTTTCATCGGCAGCCATTGATGCTTCCGCTGTAGATATTGTAACACCACGCTCTTCATTTTTAGCATACAGTTTTGCTGTGGGAGTTTCTGGTCTTGCTAGTTCGTCCAGATATCTTTCCACAATTGCCACGGATCTATCTAAGGCTGTAGCAATAGCTTTAGATTTCAAATATTCATAGTTTTCTTTAATGTACTTCTTTTCATTGTTTGAAAGTGGGCCTTTTTTCATTTTATCTCTCCGATAGTAAAATTCTTCTTGCAGTAGTAAAGTGTATTTTATTTTTGCTATTTAGATACTTAACAAAAGCATCAAAAGCCTTTTTACCAACCTTTTTAAACTTAAACATATCCGATATACGTTTTCTACTCAAATTGTCGTCTATTCCATATGGATCAATAAGTTCACCTCTACCAACTCTTACAAAGTATTGAGAAGTACCACTTGTTGTGATTGATTTTTTAGCAAAGCTAGAATATTCCTCACATTCAAGTCCATCCTTGCCAATAAATTTAGTTATTACTTCATTGGGATTAGGAATACCCATTCTAACAAATTCATTTTCTTGATTCGACATCTAAATTCTCCAACATATTTTTTACCTTTTGAATGCATTCCGCTTCGGTCGCACCCTTTACGTGGATTTTAGCTTTATCGCTCATTCCCCATTTCATCAATTCATTTCTGCCTAAAACTGATTCACCCATAATATTATTTCTAGATAGAGACCTGACTTCTATTCTAAATGTTAGAACAGCCACATGGGGATACTCTTTTCTCGTTGGTTCCTCCACGTTTTTCAACATGTCGATTTCCATCAATTCTGCTAATGACTTTTCTTTTTCCATTAATTTGGACGTTCTCCAGTTTTAATGTAATGAGTTTGTTGTTCGGGAGTCATAGACTGTATAGATCTATGCATTTCCCTTTTACTTTTCATTTCCGAAGTAAGTTTCTTTTGAAATTTATCACCTTCACGCTTGGCATCAAGCTCTGTTTTACTCATTTTTTCAGTATTTCTTTCAGCTAAATGTCCAATAGTGCTAGGCTCCCCCCTGACAAACATAGTAGGTGCCGTTATAAAAATCTTTTTTAAAGTTTGTTGACCACAAACAGGACATTCTAGAGTGCTAGGATCGTGTAATCCTTGTTTGATTTCTGTATGATATGCACAAGGTTCACATTCAAAGTCATAAGTTGGCATAACTTCTCCAATATTAAAAGAATGGGGTTACTGTATTATAGTATACAGCACCCCATAAAGCAACAAATTATTTCAATCTATTCAAGATTCTTGATATGATTCCATTTCTAACAATATCTTCGTTTGTTAATTCGCATATTTGCACACCTTTGAGATTTGATAGAGAAGACATACATCTTCTTAGACCTCCGAACGCTTCTCCTCTAAGATCTGTTTGATCTAAATCTCCGTTTATAACAGCTTTTGAGCCAATTCCAATACGTGTTAAAAACATTTTTATTTGTTCAAAAGTTGCGTTTTGAGCTTCGTCAAGTATCATAAATGTATTATGAAAATTTCTTCCACGCATATACTCTAGCGGACATATTTCTATGGTGTTTGTTGCCCTCATTGAGTTATATGTTTCTATTCCCAAATATAGTTTTATTTCTTCTATAGTTGGAACCATGTATGGATGAATCTTTTCAGTTAAAGTCCCAGGCAAAAAACCAATACCTCTACCGGATTCTACCACTGGTCTAGTTATAACAATTTTTTCTACTTTGTTTGATAGAATATATTCACAAGCCATTCCCACTGCCACAGCAGTTTTTCCAGATCCAGCAGGACCAGAGCAAAAGGTTACATCCGCTTCTGCCATAGATATAATATAGTTTTCTTGATTCTCCGTTTTAGGTTTTAGTTTTTTTCTAGCGGGTCTAATTGGTTGTTTCTGAGATGATCGTTTACGACCCATAATATCTCCTTGAATTAGTAGATATCAGTTGTACTGTAATCAGATACAGTTGGCCCTTGATATAAAAAGAAGTCACTGCAATCATTTTGGAAGCTAAGTGTTGCCTCCACATTTCCTCCTCCGGTATCTCCTCCTGTTACGTCAAAAGATGTTAAGTAATTTTTGGCACCAAGATCCCATTGAAAAAGATTAGTGCCTCCCAATACATCTGTTACAATTTTAATTGGTCTGTCTGTGGCATAGTTGTTTATACCCTTGGTTTCGTCTCCATAGGTTCCGGCTGTGTGATATGTGTCTGTCACATCATGGTTTTGATCTGACCCACTGACAAAATACTGAGAACGAACAATCCCGCTAAATGATGCTGTAACGGTAGCTGGTAATGCTGGAACCTTCCATTTATTAACTTCTGACTCGGTGTCGCTCCCTCTCCATATGCCATTGTCGGGCAAATCCACATATTCAATCTCACAACCAATTGTAATGTTTTGTAGACCTAGAATCGGAATTGCATCTTTGGTATTACCTATATTGAAAGCTTCTAGAACCTCAAGGGGAAAGGTACATCCTGTTGCGGTGTAATTATTTAAAGCTGTTGTATTTATATCTAAGTCCTGCCTTCTAATCGTTTGACCTGACAAAGGTAGTGAAAGGGCTGGAGCGGAGGTTCCTTGGTCGTACAATTGTGCCTGGAAGACAAGATCTTCTGTAATTGCACCATCAATGCCAATTGAATAGCCGATACTTGACAATAAACAGTATTTAAATTCTTGAGTTGAATATGTTGCATCATCTCCAACATTTGATACAGAATCGGATGAATAGACAAGTTTTATGTCCCAACTCTTTAAACTACCATTAACACCTATAGTATTTGTTGAAAAGAGGTGTCCAGTTTCATAAGTAGTGCCACCACTAACGAGAAATGTAGTGCCATCATTGGGTATAAGCCTACTTATTGTAATTTCGTATATAGTTTTTCCGTATGTTTTCCATGTTTGGTTCATTCTACCAACGTCGGAAAGATTTCTAGTCTCTAAAGATCTATTAATACCTACTGCCTGAACACCCTCAAGATAAGCTGTTCCACCACTTCCCCCGTCGCCAGTTAGAACTGCTTGGCAGGCATAGAATATTCTATCATTTGGTGGACTAAATGGATTGGACATTTTGTTTCCCTATAAAACATCAATGATTATTTCTAATGTTTAATACACATTTCAATCGCCCTCTTTGACAAAAATT